AATTTGTCAATTTCTCTTAGTGTCGATGTGTTAAATATGTTTATACTATCTCTAAGAGCATTTGCAGTTAAAGGATAATCTAACATATCTTTAATCTTTTTAGATATATTCTCACATATTCTAAGAGTTAAAAATAAACTAGCATTATTAATATGCTTTGTAGCAATATTAGATGCTTGAGCTGCTATTTTTTGTAAGCCAACTAATGTATCTTTATCAGCTAAACTACCATCTCTCGCTTCGTTTAATCCCGTCACATCTCTTATCATTTGTAAATAATAATTGTATGTAGATATTAAACTTTGTATTTTAGCTTGACCAGAACCACTTGCTATTTCTTGCACAGGTATTTTACCTCTGTTTATATCACCATCTTGTGTCAATGATCTACCAACTACAGAACCAGTTTGAAAATACATATTTAATGCTTCAGCTGGATTATAATTAGTACCATTACCAAGATCAACTTCTGCAAGTCCGTCCATATCTAAGAATACTCCATCTGGTACCATTCTAGCAATTACTTGTTGTAGCTTTAAATGAGTTATTTGAATCATATCAGCAAAACCAGTTATTCTGTTTACTGTAGAATCAATACGACCTTTGTACATTCTAGGTGCGCATATAGCATAATTCATTTCAACCTTTGTGGTATCAGAAAATGGTCTAGTCATATTTGGACACATTTCCCAACGAAGCATAATATCAGTTCCTAATACCTTAGCACCTCGATATAAAACCTCAATAGTTCTACCAACTCTTTCAAACATATCATTTTCAGGTGGATTAAACGTATCTGGTTTTTCAATTGCTTTTAATAAACCGTTTGGAGTTTCTTTTATTTTAAATACTTGGTCGCTATACGTTTTATATTCAAAGTATAGTATTGGAACAGAGTTCTCGTCCCAAGGTCCATTACCATAACCATACATATAGCTTTTATTACCTTGATATTCTTGAATCTTTTTTAATTCAGCTTCAGGTAAATTAGGAAATTGCTTAGCAATCTCTGGTATTGTTAGTGGTTTAAATTCACCAACATAATATATATCTTCAAAGTTTGGATCTTCTGTATAAGAATAAACTAAATAAGCTGGATCAACATAATCAACTGTAATACCATTGCTTAAATTAAAATTAGTTTTTACAGCACCAATACCACAAGTAACTAAATCATAATTTATTCTTCTTCTTATTAAATCCCACTTGTTATAATCTAATACTTGATTAATAGCCTCTTCTTCTGCTATTTCAATTGATTGCTTATAACTTAACTGCATGTGAAGTTCTAATTCTTCAGCTGTTTGAGGCATTTGATCTTCTGGTATAGTAGTATTAAATAAATTACTACCAAGTTGAGCAGTTATTTGCTTCATTGTATCTCTTGCGAATATATCTTGCGCTAACATTTCAGCATAGTTAGTTCTTTTTTGAACTGATGCTGGGTCTTGTGCAAACGCGTTTATATCATAATCTTTATTTGAAATACCATTTGTAAGTATATCAACAAATTTAGATACAATAGGTACTGGTTTCCAGTCAAGATTTAAATAAGATAAGTCACCATTAATAGATAGTTCATCTTTATACTTCTGTGTAGGTTGTTCACCTCTAGCATATAACCTAAGTCTATTATAGTTGTTCCAAGTAGTTAAATACCTATTTCCATTAGTTCTACCCTGATTAAACCACTCTTGTTCTATAGCTCTTGCTACTTGCAAGCCATAGTCAAAGCTAGCTTTTTCAGCGTCACTAACCACTTGGCTAGGGAAAATACTAGTACCGTTAGTATATATTTTATTCATCTAGTTTATAATTTTTGATAAAGAACCTCTATTATCATATTTTTTTATTCCTAAATCATAGTTTTGTCTAATCACTTTAGGAACAGGTCTATATTTATTTTTATTACAAGCCATTATAGCAAGTCCAGAACTAATAGAAGCATCATGTGTTGTTCTATTATTTATATCAAATTTAGCCCAATCTTCTAATGTTCTTTGAAAATATACATCGCCATAAGTACCATCTGGTCTCAAACCAACATATGTTTCAATGTAGCTTTCAATTGCTGCAGCATGTGCTTGCTTTATATCTTCACTAGAGTTAGGTATTCCACCTATCTCTTTTTCTGTAACAGATAGTTTATTATATATTTTATCTGGCCTGTTCATTGCGAATGCTCTATAACCACGCCTTTTAAAATGATATAATAATCTTGGTTTATTATTTTCTGCAAGTATTGGCATGCCATAAAAAACACAAGCCATTAACACATCTTCAAAAAATATTTCAGCTGTTTGAGGTCTTGCAATATATTCTAAAAAGAAATGATGAGGAGGTACATCTTCCATGCTAAATTTAGTTAAACCATGTAAAGCACCTTTTGACCCTCTTTTATCTACAGTTCCTGATATATCATAACTATCACATCCAAAAGCACCAAGCTCTTCATTACCAGGATATTTCTTACCTAATTTTACTATTACATTATTTTGTAATCTTTTAGGTGGAACCCAAGATATAAAAAATCTACCATTGTTTTGTGGAGTAAAAATAACTTGTGTATCTTTAATTCCTCCAACCCATTGGAAATTACCTTGAGTAACAACTGATGTATGTCTTATATCAGCATTCCAATCTATTTGCTCGTATATTTTTGTTAGATTAAATAATGATGATTTAGCCTCATCTCTAAACGCATGCTCTTCAGTTCTTGGAAACTGTCTATAAAATTCATTTAAAGCGTCTTGATCATCTTTTAATCCATCAACTTCATTTTGCCAATACTCTATAACACCTAATGTTATTGGATCTCCTTGTGGTCCTTTAATGATGTCTTTCGGTGTATTGAATACAGGTAATCCATAAGAATCAATGTATCCTTCGTAATTCCATTCCATAGGTATGAACAAACTATATAGTCCCGAACGAGTCTGTCCGTTGGCGTTTCTTTTTGTGGCATCTGAATCATAATATAATTTTTTAAAATTTTCACCACCTTTGTCTAATGAGTTACAAGTAGAACCCATTAAACATTTACCAACTATTCTACTACCAAGTCTTAACGTGGTTTTCGTAACCCTCCAGTTGTTGAGGATGTTGTTCGGCTTCTCCCATTTACCCGATTCGTCGTGAACGAGAAGTTTGAGTTTTTCACCGTCGTAGGAGTTATCACCCGTGTTCTTCCAGTCGATCGTTGTGTCGAGACCCTGTAAGTCTGGTTGCGTCTCGTTTGCTGTGAGTTTACGCCTTGTGAGCTTGCTCGCCGGGACGCGATATGCGAGCTCGGTCTTGGGACGATCCATTCCGTCCTGAATGGGTTTGAAAAAGAATGGATAATTAACTGATATGGGTACCACCTTGTCTGTAAACATGGTCTTTGCATCAGGACCGGACTTTGATAATATACCATACCTGGAGTCAGATGATATGGTTGCCAAGTTAACCACCTCTCCAGAGGCCATGAATGAAAAACCAGAACGTCTGTTCTTAAGGTAGCACATCCCATAACACCGTTGATCGGCCTTACAAGCTTCCCAGAATATAAAGAATAATCTATTTGATTCACGGAAGTCTGGTTTACCGACGTCAATTTTAGACCACTGCAAGTACATATAATGAGTGCCAGTAATATAAGTAGGAACGTCCTTGTTATAAAACCAAAAACCTTCTTCCCTACGGGTAAACTCATTATCGATGTAATCATACCATGTTTCTTTAAAATCTAAAGAATATTCTTCCCAGTCAAATATTGTTTTTATTCTGTTTAATTCTTTAGGTATAGGTTTATATTCAAAACGATTAGACTCAAATCTAACTGTTTTATTTTCTTTAGGTAAAGCTATTTTTAATCCTTGTATTTCGTATATCTCACCTATTTTACCTGTTTTGCTGATTATAATTACATCATGCTCTGGATTATAACCATATTCCCACTTAGCATATCTATTGTTTCTTTTAACAATACCAGGCTTTATGTAGTCATCTAAAATTTTATATAAACTTTGTTGATACATTATTTAGACCTCCCTTCAGCAAAACCTTTAAATTCTTTTGGTTTCTTTGTTTCTTCTTCAACTTTACCTTCAATAATGTTTTCTTCTTCATTTATTTTAGATAAAATTTCAAAAGCATCAAATATTGCTAATTTTTTTGTAGCAGCTGCGTTTTTTAAACGATCAGCTGAAATGTCTGGACCAAAATCAATAATTGGTTCTTTAGCAACTTTGATTAACTCGTCAACTGCTATGCGACCAGCTTGGATTATACTCTTCTTTATTTTTTTCGTGTCCATACTTAATTACAATATCATTTGATTTCATACAATAAAGACGCTCTTCATCAATAAAAAACTCCCATTCAGCGCCTGGTTTAAAACCTATCATGTCTCCTGAGATGATTTTAGATGCTTCTAATGAAGTATTACCTATTTTTAGTATACCAACATAAGGATCTTCTTTTCTGTTTAAAAGAGGATCAGAATTTTTTATTGGTTTTACAAAGCATCTATCACCAAAAGACAACCATTTATCTTTATTTTTATATAAATATATTTGATCTAAACTTGCAAAATACATATTGTCTTTAAAATAAGATCTACTATCTTTTTTTTTACCTTGCATGTCATAGAATCTTCTAAATATATTTTGATGCACTACGACTATATCACCTTTTTTTATAGGTGTTTTTATAGCTAATGGTGTTTGTAGAACTTTAGCGAAACGATTTACAAATTTCCAGGATTCTATTTTAGTATTTAATACTAATTTTTTATCTCCAATTTTTTTTACATTATCGTATCTTTCACCTATTGGTTCTACAATAAAGTCATATAAACTTTTCATTAATACTCTAAATCGTATTCTATAGATATCGCCATATTAGAATTAAACTTCTTCCAAGGTAATACCTCATTGTTTTTCTTTATATGAATGTTATATGAATTATCTTTATCTTCAAATAAGATATGAGATATTACATGACCACCATAAACTTCTTGTCCAACAGAATAATGCATTGCGTCGTTTTTATAATCAGATCCAATACTGATTTTACGTATTACATTATTCATTTTATCCCTCCTTATTTTCTTCTTCTTCTTTTATTTCTTCATAAGAACCATCTGCTACGTTTATAGATATTTTACCGTATTTACCTTCTAGTTCTTTTTTAAGATCTTCCTGTGCTTTATTTACTTCTGCTAAACTATGTAATAAAGCATGCTTATCTGCTTCTAAAAAACCAACTTGCTGTAAAGTTTTAGCTATTTGATTTTGAAAATCTTGAATTTTGTTTAATTCTTCTTTTGTAATTTTTTTGTTTTCTTCCATTTTTATTTAATTTAATTTGTCATTAACCAATATCTTTTATAATAACTTGTGTGATTTGTACTTCCTTCAAATGTACAGGATATTGTATTTTCATCAACAACTCTGTACGTTATAAAAACCTCCCAGTTATTACTAGGATTAAATATTTTTGTTTTTATATAATCTTCTTTTTCTACTACAACTGTTTCTTTTAATGATTTATTTTCTGCAAAAGAAAAGTTTGTAAAGTTAAATTTAGCACCGTCATGTAAAATAACTACGTAATAACTTGTATTTTCACTTGACCATACGCCTCTTAATTGATCAGCTAACTGACCTTGTATAGTTATACTAAATAGCATAAACAAGCCTAATAATAAATTTTTCATAATAATTTGATTTAATTTGATTTAATTGTCTTAAATTATTATTACTTATTTATATATATATTTACTTTTTAAATATGCTAGTTGCTTTTTCTGTCGTACGTCCGCCAAAATAGGCTAAGATTACAGACATCATAACCTTCTCAAAAGTATCATTCCAAGTTTCATGTATGTTAAATGGAATGGTATCGATACTGTCTAGTATACCTGCAAAAGAAAATACGACAATGCACCATACTAGAACAAGTGGGCGCACATTTTTACTCAACCAAGAATCAGACATTGAGTCAGCTTCCCATCTTGAAGTAATAGCTTCTATTTCTTTATTTTGTTGTTCGTATATTAATTGCTGTAATTTAATTTTATCTTCTAAAGAAACGTCTGATTTAGTTATTTCAGCTATTGCTTCTTTAGGAGACGTTACACCTTGTAATACGTTTCCTAGTGTAGGATTTATTACAGACGCTGCTCCAAACAATAATTGTCCAACAGTTGTGTCTTTAAATTTCTTTTTACTCATAGTTAATATTTTTCGTAAGGATCTGTTTTACTATAAGCTTCTTTTTCCCATGGTAGGTTTTGAGCACCTTCATTCATTTGTGCTCTTGAATATTTTTTTCCTTTCCAATATACGAAATCATCATCATAATCGAGATCACCTCTTTGCATTTGGTCAATATGTATTTTTTCATGATCAATTACACTTTGTCTTTCTATTGGATCTGTAATTTTATCTGATATTAAAATAGTACCATTATTATTTGCTTTTCCTAAAACACCATCTTCAAGATTAGTATTATATATAGGAGTATTATCTCTCGCAAATGGAGGGTTTACTTTAAATTTACCTTTTAACCTTATCATAATATAAATACTAAGGCCACCATAACGATGGCCTTTTGTATTTTAATTTTAATCTACTATGAATAAGCGATGTCTACTAGATATACTCTAGCATCATTGTCATCATCACCATACTGAACTTTAGCTTTTACTCCTCCTGGATTAGCTGTTAAAGCATAGTTAATGTTTGTTCTTAGCGGTCCACCAGTTGCATAAACTGGATTAACTGGAGCAGCTGAATCATTAGCTGTAGAGAAAGTTAGAGTTAAAGTATCTTTTGCAGCTACTTGTGTATCTAACGTAATAACAACTGTTTGATCAGCTGTTTGTTCTACTGCAGCAATGTTGTCAACATTTACTAAATGCTCACCATTCAATAAGTGACTTGCGTTTCCACTTACTTCAAATGCTATGAATTTTGCCATGATTTTTGTTTTTAATTGTTAATGTTAATGTTTATTTATACTTTCCCGTAAGATTTAATGCTTGCATTACTTCTTTTGCAGGATTATATTATTGTTGAGTTGCTCTTTTTTGTAAGTCCTGTTCTTCTTTTTTTTGTTTTCTTTTTTCAATTAAATGACTAGCTACTTTACCAACGGTTTCTCCTATCTTCATTATATTTTCTTGTTGTTTATATAATGCTTGTGTAGCAGTTGGATCATACCAGTCACTAGGACTACTAGAAATTGTAGGTATACGAAAATAACCACCTTTTGGTGAAGAATATTTACTAACATATGAAAATGGTGATCTATTACCAAATCCTATATTAAAACTATTCTTTTGATTTAAAAAGTTACCTCTTATTTTACCTATTGTA